ACTGCAGTAGATGAGAATGAATTACCAGCAGTCAAAGATGTAAATATAAAAGCAGAAGTATATGAGGCTAAAGGACTAGATACACAAGAAAGACTTGATAAACTCTACAATGCTATCATACCACTTTTAAATAATCTTAAAAAGAATCCAGAAAAAGAATATATTCTTTGGCCTAACAGAGTTGAAAAGGTAGAAGAGTTCCAGAAAGTTTTACACGGAATTTACTCATATAAATGAAAATAATACACTACGAAAATCCTTGGCCTCATTTCGAAGTTGAGGATTTTTTGTCAGAAAAAGAACTTGGTTTTATAAGAGAAGATTTTCGTTCTGCAAAATCTCCTAAAGATTTTGGTGAAATAACAAAAGATTATAATCACACAAAATTTGATTTCTTATTTGAAAATTTTAAATTACTTTTAAATAAAATTAATTACAAATATTCTAATGATGATACCGAAATCACTACCTTTTATCATCAGCTATCACCTGAGGCAAATTTTGAAATACATAACGATCAAGAAAGCAAACTAGTTTCTTTTATATTACATATTTCAGATGAAGGAAGAGGCACTAAATTATATTCTTCAAAAGATGAAAGCTCTTTTTATAAAAATGCTCGATGGATACCAGGTGGAGGAACTATATTTGTAAAGACAAACGAATCTTGGCATAGCATGGATAACTTAGATAATTTTTTTATAAGAAAAACAGTGCTAATTAATTTAAGAAAAAAAATGCATTAAAGTGCATTTTATGGTGTACAATCCTCTCAAAATGTGGTAGAATAGATTAGGAGGTATTTACAAAATGGTATGACGATATTCTAAAGCCGTAAAAAGCACGAGTAGGTTCTCCAGTATGAATTGAAAGTTATGGCTAAGCAAGGTGATACTGGGACTCCTGGAGAAATCCGGTCCAGGAGGACGGCAGGAGGGACGCAGCTCATCAAGGCCCGGTACTTATTATATTGAGGAGTATATTATGGCACAAACACAAAAACAACGTATGGCACTTATCCGCAAGGTGTCTAAAAAATTCAATAAAAAATTACAACGCAATCAGCGTGTTCGTCGTACCGAAACATCTTTCTTAGATAAGGTAGATAACGGTGACAACATCTATGCATATACCGATGCTCCAAAGTATGTGAATGAATACTATGGCGATCGTGCACGTGCTCAAGAATCATACGAAAAGGATTGGAACTAATGGTAGATTATGCAAACATGTCTTCAGATCGTATGATTGCTTGTCGTGTCTTTGCTGGCGAGGCTATGCGTATTCGTACTAAAATAATAGAAGGTAACCACGATGCAGAATTTCTTAAACAAGTAATTCATTATCTTGAAATGCGTATCGATGAAATGAAAAACAGGGAGTACACAAGATGACTATGCATATGCTTCCGGTATATTATACCACTACTAATTCTAAAAAGCGTCGTAAGAAAAATAAAATGGCTACTGAAGATCCACAACTTCAAAAGCTACTTAAGCGTGTTGGTTATATTGAAAACCATAACTTTCGTTATGACATGCCTAACTATCAAGTATCAAAATCAAATGTTAAAACGTCTGATAAAGTTGGCAATGGTTTTAAAAATATGGCAAAGCAGTATACTGGCGATGAGCTAGCAGGTATTGGTACATTACATAAATCTAATATGGTACCAGTTCGTAAAGATAGTCAAGATGCAAAAGAAATAGCGAGGATGAGAAGAGGATGAAAAACCCTATTGCAAAATATCTAATGTGTTCATATGCGTATTATGTTGATGATGAACCACTTATCTCAGATGCTGAATATGATGAACTTGCAAAATTCATACTAGAAAACTGGGACGCAATTGATCATCCACATAAATCACACGTTACAAAAGATGATTTAATAGCCGGTACATTTCTTGGTGAATATCCAAATATGATAAAAGGTGCTGTTAAAAGTTACAGAAAAATGCAAATAAAATGAAAAAAAATGCATTTTATGGTTTACAATTGCTGAAAAATGTGGTAGAATAGTATAGTAAGATATTTTTAATTGAGGAGTATATATCATGGCATTAACAACTAAACAAATTTCACAAATTCAAGTTCTCTTAGCTCAAGCTGATATGAATGATTTTGATAAAATCGCTGAAATGTTTAACACAACTCGTAGAATGCTTGAGCGTAACATTGGTTCTAGTTTTTCTATCGGTCAACAGGTAAGTTGGACTAACGGAAAGCGTGGTTTACTATCTGGTACAATCACAAAAATTAACAGTAGAAATATTGTGGTTAACGCTGGCGACAATGGTATGTGGAAAGTATCACCAGGTTTATTAAACGCTGCTTAAGGAGGAGATAAGTATGACATTAACAGCACTTAAGGGTAAAAAATTATCCAGAAAAAAAGCACCACGTGCAAAATCACGAGTTGGAATCGCTGGTATTCCACTCGATAAAGGATTCTCTGTTTTTAAAGACGAGTTCCATTTTAATGTTGATCGCAAAGAAGTTTCATCAACTATGAAATCTTATATTAAATCTAAGATGTCTAAAAGTGATCAACGTGATATCTTTGCATGTCCTGAATATAAGTTCTATACATTCAGCCAATATGCTGCAACTGCATTTTGGTCATTAAATAAATTGGATTCAGAAGATCTCTTTGTTTATTATGAAGAAAAGCTTCAAGACTTTCTTTCAAGTTTAATCGTATTAGGAAAACGTATACGTGCAGAAAAAAAGGTAGAGGAAACAGTTAATGTAGTTTCACTTTCTCCAATGGAAAGGCTACAAAGAAAAATTAGCGATACCGTTATGCAAGACTTATTGGATCTTGAAGATCAATGGATGAATGGAGAAAAAACTACTATCGATCTATATAAGCTATTTCAAAAACATGGTTTGGCTGGTAGTGCAACGCTACCCGTCAGGCAGGTGATTGAGGGCTGGTTATTAGACTATGAAGACGCTTATCATAAGCGAGATGAACAAGCCGTCGAGGGTTATGCTCATTTGAAAAAACCAGAACTCAATCGCCGCATCAAAGCTTGTCAAGACATGCTCCTCGATCTTGACAAGATACAGTCAGCGACTAAAGCAAACCGGAAAGTCAGAGTTCCGAAAGCTAAGTCTGCTGACAAACAAGTGGCAAGAGTGCAATACAAGAAAGAAGACAATGACTTTAAGTTGGTCTCCATTAATCCGATTCTCCTCATCGGATCACGAAGACTTTACGCATTCAACTGTAAGTCAAAGAAACTTATCGAGTATTGCACTCAAGCTGTCAACGGTTTTGAAATATCTGGTTCTACAATTAAGAACTTTGATAAAGTCAATAGTCGTCAAATTACATTACGTAAACCAGATGAGTTTATACCAATCATACAAAAGAAATCAATTAATCAAATTGATGTCGCTTGGAAAAAACTTACGACTAAAACTTCTATACCAAATGGTCGTATCAATAAAGATACCATACTATTAAGGGTGATGGATAAGTGAATTACTTTACACGCAAGATGATTGCACATAAAGATCTCAATAGTAATGGCACGCTCTTTGGTGGGCGTGTCCTTGACTGGATTGATGAAGAAGCTTACATCTATTGTAGTACACAACTAGGAAATGATAGAGTTGTTACAAGAAGTATGAGTGGTGTCGATTTCAATGAAAGTGCTATACGTGGTGATATAGTTGAGATTGGTATGGAAACAGTTAGTTATGGTAATACAAGCATTACAGTTCGTTGTGACGTACGTAATAAGAGAACAGAGAAAACAATTACAAGTGTAGATAAAATTGTCTTTGTTAATCTTGGTCCTGATGGAAAACCAAAAAAACACGGAAAGAAAAATGATTGAAGACCAATTTTTAACTAAATCGAAATTTACTAAGCTGGTTGAAAAAACAGTTGGCGAATTAAAGATTCCATATATGGATGCAGTATTACATCTTTGCGATAAAAACGATATCGAACCAGAAGATGTTAAAAAGTTTATCTCGCCTATCATCCGAGATAAGATTGAAGCCGAAGCAATGAGGCTCAATTTTTTACCAAAAAGTAACGCTATTGATAGCGCTTTTTTTGAATAAGATGATATATATTATACATACCTATGTTTACAAAGCAGTGTAAATGTGGTATAATATTACAGTCAATATTTCAGTACATACAAGGAAAAATACAAATGTCATTTGAAAACTTAAAACGCAATCGCGATCAAATCTCCAAACTCGTTCAAGCAGCAGAATCCGTCGGTGGAAGCGGAGAACAAAAGTCATACGTTGATGAACGCATTTGGAAACCAACAGTGGATAAAGCAGGTAACGGCTATGCAGTACTCAGATTCTTGCCAGCAACCGAAGGCGCGGAACTTCCGTGGGTACGATATTGGGACCACGGATTTAAAGGACCAACAGGTTTGTGGTATATCGAGAACTCACTTACTTCTATTGGTCAAAATGATCCTGTTGGTGAACTCAACTCGAGACTCTGGAACTCAGGAATCGACGCAGATAAAGAAAAAGCAAGAGCACAAAAAAGACGCTTGCATTATGTAGTTAATGCACTTGTTCTTGAAGATCCATCAGCTCCACACAATGAAGGTAAAGTCTTTCTTTACAAGTTTGGTAAGAAGATCTTCGATAAAATTATGGATGTTATGCAGCCTGCATTTCAAGATGAATCTCCTGTCAATCCATTTGATTTTTGGGAAGGCGCAGATTTTAAACTTAAAATACGTAATGTAGAAGGTTATCGTAATTATGATAAATCCGAATTTTCTTCTCAATCCGCTCTTTATGATGGTGATGATTCTCGTTTGGAATCTGTATATAATCAACTACACAACCTAACAGAGTTTACTGATCCAAGTAACTATAAGACTTACGATGAATTAAAAGCTAAGTTGATGAGAGTACTTGGTGAAGAAGCAACTGCAGGTGCTTATACTGTAAAAGAAGAAATACAGATTAACGAACCAGCTCCAACTCCAGAGCCACAAAAGTTCGAACCGGTTACAGCCGATCAATTAAATGATGATGACGATACTATGTCTTACTTTTCAAGGTTAGCTAACGAAGACTAATTAAAAAGCGTCTCCTACTAGCATATCTCCATTATCAAAAACAACAACAGTACCAGCTCCTAGTAAGTTGGTATTGTTGTTATTAGTAACATTAGTAGTACTTAAATCATTACCTACCATATTACCAGATGATCCACTACTAGCGCTTCCGTAAGATCCAGAGTTAACCACAGATTGATTTACAGATGGGCTTACTCCATTCATAGCATTTTGTCTCGCTTGCATA